CTGACGGCACAGGCATCCGATATCAGTCACTAATTAACCAATTTGGTGACGAGCTGCTATACAACTACATAGTGACCCAATCGCCAGCAGGGGCAAAACAAGAAACCAGCGACTCGACCAGCATTGCGCTTTATCAGGCTCAGCAGTATTCACTGACAGACTTGCTTAACAGCACCACCACAGAGGTTGCTGGCCTTGGTAACTATCTGCTCGGCAAATACAAAAACCCAGTGCTCAGGTTTACTGGCCTATCTACCGAAATGTCAGCCTTATCGGCTACTCACCAAAACATCGTGCTAAACCTTGACATGACCAGCATTGCCACAGTAGTTAAAAACTTTGTAGTAGGCACGCCAGCGACTGAGACACAGACCCTGATTGTGTCGGGAATTAGCCATAACATCACACCTGGCAGCCATATTGTTTCGTACACTTTTGAGAGTACGGACGGCAACCAATATTTAACTCTTGACGATGCAATCTTCGGAACGCTCGATAACAACCTTCTAAGTTTCTAAAGGAGACAAACATGGCAATTCAAACATTCACCAGTGGTCAAATCCTGACTGCTGCTGATACAAACACTTATTTAGCAAACTCAGGTTTAACCTATGTTGCAAGTGCTTCCTATTCAGGGGTGACTTCATTTGATGTCACAGGCTTGTCCTCAACTTACCTTTATTACAAACTGCTGTTCGGTGGCGGAAGTTCCGTAACAACCGATTACCGAGCAGTGCTTTACAACGGAGCAACAGCACTGAATAGCCTTTACTATGCAGGCGTTGGCTATGCCGCATACGACAACAGTGTTGGTGGCGCAAACAGTTCCAACAGCACGAATTACTTTTGGGCTGGACAAGCAACAAACGCATACCGTTCGCAAACCGTTATGGAGTTTCGCATGAAAGCAAGCCAACAATTTACATTTACCATGCAAGCCTTTGAAGCAAACACCTTTAGGGCTATTCACAGTGCAGGGTTTAGAAACGCAACAGATGCATTTGACCGCATAAGAATCTCATCATCTGGTGCGCCAACCATGACAGGCGAATGGCGTCTGTACGGATATAGGGAGCCATAATGACAAATCCACTAATAGCAACAATCCTTGATGACGGTACATACGGTCAACGGGAAATGACAGACAAAGAATACGCAGAAGTGCTTGCACTGAACGCAACCGAGGAACCAACAGAAGATGCGAAATAGCCTGATTCTATTGGTTATTTGTGCATCGCTAACCGCTTGCGGAGACCGTGTACGTCACAACTGTGACACCACCAACACACTTGACAAGTCATTCATGGAAAGCAAATGCAAATGAAACTAGAAAACCGACTGAGCAACGAAGAAATAAAAGCACGACTCATTCTTGTAGTTGGCATCTGCCTCTCGAGCGCGTTCCTATTCTCTATCGTTGCCCTTCTGTACGGACTTCTTTTTGTGGTACAGCCAACCGAGCAAGCGCCTAACGACTCAGAAGCTTGGGCTATTTTGTCGCCAATGCTTATGACCCTTGCTGGTGGCCTCATTGGTCTGCTGGCTGGCAACGGCCTCAAAGACAAACCAAAAGACCCACCAGTATGAGCAACCGCGTTTACCCTTACTACCCATCATGGGACGGCAAAACTACACAACCCGTTACAAGCAAACTGGTAGAGCTGTGCAAAGCACGTTGGGGCATGACTTCGCTGGGCACCTATGCCAATAGGCCCATGCGCAACAATGCCGGGCTATCAGTACACGCCACCGGCTATGCAGCAGACCTTAAATACAAAGACGAAGCCCAAGCACGTATTATCTGGGACTGGTTTCTAGCCAACAGCAAAGCCCTTGGATTGTGTGAGATGCACTGGTACGCCTATGGTGCTTACGGCGCTGGCTACAGATGCTCTCGAGGCGAAGGCAAAGCTGGCGTTAAAATCTTCACAGCTGATGACAACGCAGGCTCATACCAAGGCTCGCCTAATTGGCTTCATATTGAGTTGGCCAAGCAAACACCAGAGCATTTTGAGGCACAATTCAGAGCTCTAAAATAGGACTCTCAGACACTGTTTGAGCAGTGCTGAGGCTAGGTGGTGGGTACTTTGTTTCCATTGGGTATCCACCACCGACTTCTCAAATTGTGTATAGTCACACCAGCCACTCAAATGGCAGAAAGTCAGGGAACATGACAAAACTAACCAATGGATATGAGCCAGCCTACGATTTCACAGTGGACATGGCCTACGGCAAAGCTGGCGAGGCCGAGCTAGTTGAGTTTTTTGACGCAGTACAAGGCGCTCAGATAGAAGTCAAAAGCGACAGGTATCGCAATGGCAGGATGGCCGTAGAAACCCAGCAGAACCCGTCAGGGCGTGGCTGGCAGGACTCTGGCATTAACGTGACAACCGCCCAATGGTGGGCATATCGTTTCGCCCCCGGTGCTTTTACCCTGGTGTCTGTCCCCAGGCTTAAAAAGTATTTACGCCTAAACCGTGACGTGCTACAAAAGCGCGACTTTGCTGCAGGCTCGGAAAACCCCTCAAAAGGCTTCGTGCTAATGCCTGAGCAGGTACAGGAACTAATGACTGACGACTGGTACGACCAATGACCGATACACAGTTTATTTACAGTTTCATAATGGGATGGGTGTCATGCTGGCTATGGCTCAAAATGATGGCAAACCGACCATGATACCGACATGGGGTTATGTGGCTCTAAGGTCTAAGGATAAGAAAACTATGGTGCAGGTCTTTACAGACTTGTCCACAGGCCTGATTGTTTATACCCAAGTCTGCCAACGTGCAGAGTCTTGGCATTCATGGGGGCCGCCTACAGAAGTTGAGAGAGTTGATTAAGAAACTCATGGCACTAACGCTTATCCTCGCCCTAACCACTCCAGCTCACGCAAGTGCAGCTGCTAATTCATGCCCTAAATGGGAACCCCTATTAAGGCAACATTTTCCAGCCAAAGTTGTGCCGGTCATGTCCCGAATTGCCTATCGAGAAAGTCGCTGCACTGAACGGGCACTGTCACCAGTGCGTAAGTCCACAGGACGCCCAGATGTTGGCCTGCTACAGATTCAAGGCTCGTGGGCTACTGTGACACGCGCTGTCTGTAAGAAACAGGATGTAGTCAAGGCACTGCTCAATGCAGAGTGCAATGTCAAGGTGGCTGGCTACCTATATCGCAATGGCGGCCTAGGTCACTGGCGAGCAACATCAGGAAAATAACAAAGGAAAAACAATGGAAACATCAACAGGCGAACTAATCGCCAAACTAACTAACCTCAGCCACAACCTGGCGCTCGAGCTTCGATTTAAGGATTCAAGCCTAGTGCTTGAGGCAGTAGGCGCTTTACATGCATTACCTAACATCGCTGAATCCATTAGAGACGCCTGGCACCCATCATTCAACACAAGTGGCCCAACTAAAGGCATTACTTACTTGTCAGAGGCAAAGTTGGTAGATGCTGATGAGTGAGTACGTACACCAGGACGATGTTTACGCATGGCTTAGAGACAAAGAAATACAGTTTGCAGAGGATGACTTTGCCAAGGTACAAGCTGAGCGTGACGTGTTAAAAGCAAAAGTTGCTGAGCTACAAACAGAATTAGAGCGCATTACAAGGGAGTACGCACGTGGACAGTGAACTATCTACAGCCTTATCAGCGCCATTTTCTAAAGAGGTTGAAAAGCAATTAGACAAAGGGGGCGCGACCCTTACTTACATTCCAGTAAGTGAAGTAATTGTCAGGCTAAATGACGTCTTTGGCATTCTTGGCTGGTCATACACATTAGTTAAATGTGAGCGCGACGTCCTAGACCCGGACTTTCTAGTAGCTCATGTATCCATGACTGTTGGCGACATCACTCGAGATGGTGTAGGTGGCCAAAAGATTAAACGTATGAAATCGGGCGACATTGTGGACTTAGGCGATGAGTACAAAGGTGCAGTCTCTGATGCTCTTAAAAAGGCTGCACAATCGTTCGGTGTTGGCCTTTACTTGGCTCGTGGTCATTCAGCACCAGCAAGCATGCAAACACGCCAGCAAGGTGACACACGTATTACAGAGCGCTCTGATATGCCATCTGAGAAACAGTTGTGGTTTTACAAAAGCAAACTAAAAGAGGCTGGCAAATTGCCCCCGTTAAATATCGCCACAATGAGCAGGACGGAAGTGTCCAGAGCCATTGACGCCTTAAAAAATCCTGAGGAGTTTGTCCCTGTGTACGACGAGCCAGAGGAACCCTTTTAATGCTTGACCTTTTAACTTTTGTCATCATGATTAGTGCCGTTGGAATGTGTGGCTACATGCTAGGAAAAGACAAATGAAAGAATGGACGCGCGTTGATGTTGAAATCTGGTGCAATGGGCTATGCCCCGAGTGTTTAGGCATGTACCGATTCTGTGACCCACAATGCACAGACTGTCTTAACCGCCCAGACTGGCGCAGGCCGTTACATGGCAAAACTCACTGCTGGAAAGATGGTGAGTCATACATATGCCGTAACTGTGCCGGTACTGGCCGAAAGGTGCGCACGCATGCAACCGATTAGTGAGGCGTCATTCCTACAGCAAGTTAAAGCCTTGGCTTACATTCACGGCTGGGATTGCCACCATGCAAGCCCTACACAGACCGCTAAAGGCCGTTGGCTAACATCGGGCGCTGTGGGCTTTCCCGATTTAGTGCTCTGCCATAAAGTTAAAGGATTGGTGTTTGCCGAGCTCAAAAGCGCCAAGGGCAGAACATCACCGGCACAGGAACATTGGTTGTCAATCTTGCACCCTCATGCAGAGTGTTACATTTGGCGACCTGAGGATTTAGTAGCTATAGAACAGCGTTTAGCATCATGCTGATTGTGGCATGGTATGTCCTGCTACTGTCGCTAGGCATTGCCATTATCCAAGGCATACGCAAATAACTGGTGGCCCTTAACTTGGACAAGCGTTGGGCCTTAATAACGGGGACGCATGAGAACCCCAAAGCCAGTAGGAACTACAACTGAATACGACCAAGGGCCACGTAGGGAATTGAACTCTGCTGGTATGCACACTGTGGAAGCAGGGTAGTGCAGTGCGCCCAGCCTCATGTGATGACTCAAGTGAAGTGATGCTGGTATTAGCCACTGTTCAGAGTTCCCTAACTACATAAAAGGCGATTGGTGTCCACCCTAAACAGTCCGGCAGCCAACAGCGAACAGCTGTGAAATGTGGGGGGCACAAACACTCGAGACCTACACACACAAGTAAGCAACCGCAGGCGAAGCCAAGGGCGCTAGTAGCATCACACACATGGCAGGCAACAGGAAACAAACCCAGCAGTACCGAACAAACAGAGCAGCCATCCTTGATGGCAACCCCCCCTGTCACTGGTGCGGTGGCATAGCCACACAGGCCGACCACCTCATCGAGCACGACGCAGGCGGAGACGACAGCACAGACAACCTCGTACCCTCATGCAGAACATGCAACAGCAAGCGCGGCGCACTATATGTGAATAACAAAACAGCACAACGCCAAGCACAAAGAAACCAAGCACTAAACGCCCCTGCAAAACAAACGCAAAACGAAACGCAAAAACCCAATTTTTTGGGGAGTCCGTTCACCCCGAGCAAGCCTTTACGCAAGATAACGCCAAGCG